TCATAGCGTTCGGCCTTGGCCTTGGCTCTTTCTTGGCTGTTGAACCCGTCCGCACGGGTGATTGAGTAGAAGAAAAATCCGTCTTTTTCATAGAGGAAATTCCAAACTATGCACTCGTTTTCCTTGCCATATTTGGTGGTGAGGATGATGGTTTCCCCTTTGTCGTGCTTTTCGCTGCACTTGGCGACCCATACGTTAGGGCAATACTTTGAATAGGTGTTCATGGTTGCGTTTTATTTAAATGGTTAGTGTTTGTTGTTAGTCTTCGTCATTGTCATCGTCTTCGATGTCGCCGTTTTGGATGGCATCGAGTTTTTCGGTGTCCATCGACCAGTAGCGTTTTGCCCGATTGAGGCACTTGCGCCAAAACTTGACCCACTCGGCGATTCCGTCAACATCATCCTCCCAGTGTTCAAGTTTTCCATCGATGCGGTCAGTGAAAACGACTTGGTGATAGTCTGTTTTACCGTCATATTCAAAAAACAATGCACCGTTTTCAACCCTGACATTGGCAAGGGTGAATGAGGTGAAGGCATCCTCATAGAGTTCAGCGGCCTCGGCCTGGGTTTCCTGCCGGAACGCCTCAAGGTCGGCGTTGAACTTTTCAACCATGTTGAGGTGTGATTTTTTGATGTATTGGTTGAGGTTTTCCATTGGATCGTGATTTAGAAGTTAGTTTTTATTTTGAGTTGGTTCATCCACTCCTTCAATTCGTTGTCGGAGTAGTTATCGACCATCTGACGGGTCAGTGACGGTTCGGTGTTGAGGATGATTTGTTTTGCCTTTTCGCGGGTCACTTTCGGGGTTGTATGCCTTTTCATTGTGATTTGTTTTTGTGGGGCGGTGGTGAGCCGCCCCGTTACCTTTTTTATTTGAGTAATTCGATGATGAGGTTTTTGTCGGCCTGCCAAAGGGTTAAGTCATTGTTGATTTTATAGGTGATGTATTCACGTTCACCAAGTATTTCGACGGCCTTGTCCCGAAGGTCGGTGGCTGACCACTTGTCGGCCATTTGGATGAGCCATTCGGCCGTTTTGGTCTTTTCGTCCTCAAGATCCTCTGCGGTTTCCTTGCAGACATAGAGTTGGTTGCACTCGTCTTTGAGTTGGTGGTTTTCCTCGGTGAGTTTTTTGACCTCACCTTGGAGGGTGACAACTTGGGCGTAGTTGTTTCCGGCTTCGTGGCACATGGCATCGTATGCTTTTTGGATGCCTCCGTTGCGTTTCCACTGCTTGCACCATTCGTCCTTGTTGAGGTTGCTGCGGTTGTACTCGGGTTCGATTTCGGTGTGGTAGTAGTCCTCCGTTGGTCTGAAACCCGTCCTGTCGATGAATTCACTGATTAACATGGTTGCGTTGTTTTTGAGGTTTGACTTGTTAAGTTGCTTTTTAAGTACCGTTTCACGACGCAAATATCTGTACTATTTTTATAATAGGCTATATTTTTTTGATTTTTTTTCAAAAAAATTTTGTCATAATCATCAAACTTTCTGAAAACCAAAGAATTGAAAACAATAAAATTTTTATGCTTATTAGGCACCATTTGAAAATCTTGCGTATTTTTGCGGCTGAATTGGTTTCAAAATTAAATGAATGAATTATGAATGAGAGACTTCGTAAGACCTTATCCGAGCTGTGCAAGGATATGGGATTAACTGACAAGGCATTGGACGAACTCGCTGAAATCGGGTCGCAAGGTCTTGAAGCAAACGCCTCTGATGAGGACATCAAGAAAGCCGCGGATTCGCTTGTACCCTACGCCAAGCTGATGCAGGGCGAAATCACAAGGAAGACGCGCCAACGCAATCAGACCCCAAAGCCCAAGAAAAAGGGCGATGAGGATGAGGGTGAGGATGACGATGATGACAAAGGCATTGCCGCCATTGTTGCCAAGCAATTAGCCCCGTTCAAGGAGCAGATGGATAAACTCCAATCCGAGAACGATGCGCTGAAAGCGGAAAAGGCCAAGGGTGAGCGTGACGCTCTTATCGCCGCCGAAGCCAAGAAGCTGGGAATCCCTGACTACCTTGTGAAGCGTATCGCCATCGCTGACGATGCCGATATTGCCAAGGAGTTGGCGGCTTTCAAGCAGGACTTGGTAAACAACAATCTGATGCCAAAGGGTGCGGTATCGGAAACGGGAAAGACTGAAGACCAAATGAAGGCCGATGCAAAGGCTTGGGCTGAATCACTCCCGAACAAGTAAGGCACCCGTAATTATTCACCCTTTAATTCGCAGTAACAATGCCTATCGAATTTAAGAAAACGACCTACAAGGGTCACACCCCCGAAATTTGGCGTGGCGAGTGCAAGATGCTGCCTGGCGGCTTCAAGCCAAAGAACACCATTTCAACGGGTACGGTGCTGAATCGCGGTATTCTGGTCGAGGTGTTTTTCGAGACCCTCGAGGCTGCCGTGGTGAAGGTTGCCAAAGTGCTGAACGGCGGCTCCACCTCCAAGCCCCGCATTGAAAAGGGTCATCTTTTCGCCGTTGGCGATGTGGTGATGAAGGTCGGCAAGACGGATAAGACCGTCACCGTGTCGAGCATCGATACCTCCAATGCCGACTACGATGTGCTGAACCTTTCAGCCGCAATCACTGGCCTTGCCAAGGATGATGTGCTGGCAGAGAGTATCGATTACGGGTACATCGATGCCGAATCGGGTGACGAAGGCGCATTGACCATCGTGGCCAACGACACCGCCAACCCGACCTCGACCCAAATCAAGCTGAACCAAGTGACCCCGTACCTTGGTGAGAAAACGCTGGCCGCTGGCGACTATGTGAAGTTGCAGCTTGCCAAGCCCAAGTACACGCCCAACATGATTGTTGGAGCCGTGAAGACCTTTGACGGCAAGGGTCTGCCGACCATCGATGCCGCCTATGAAGCCGTAGTCCTTTATCCCAGCCTGAACTTCCCGCTGCTGGATGATTGGATGAACGGTTGCTGCCTGAAAGCTAACCCGAACATCTTGTTCATCAAACAGTAACGAGCCATGAACGAACAAATCACTTCTATTTTTGGCGAACTGACCCGCAATGTGGCGATTCGCTTCGACACGGCCACGGAGCTGAACAAGCGTTTGTTTGACAATGTCATCTTTGAGGATTACCTTGAATGGGACACCCCGACCATCGGCCTCGACTTTGAGGAATTGGTCGGTCAGTACAACATCACCATCGCCGCCCCGACCATCGGTATCGATGCAAAGGAGCCTATCATGGGAACTGAAGGCATGGAGACCCTGAAAGAGACTTTGGTCAACCATGCGCTGACCAAGCCCATGACCATCAAGGATTATCGTAAGGTGCTGGCCATCTTGGATTCCAAGTCGCTTCCCGATAAGGTGAAGACGGAGCAACTCATCAAACTGATGTGGGGCGAGGTGAAAGATGTTGTCGGCAGTGTCTATGCCAAGTTGGACATGATTTTCCTTGGTGCGCTTTCCAATGAAGGCGTTTTCACCTTGGATGAGAACACCAACCCCGAAGGTGGTGCGAGAGGTTGCATCAACTACAATCAGCCCGCCGACAATATTGCTTCGGCCACTACCCCGTGGATTGATGACAATATCGAGACGGTTGATTGCTTCGAGGATATTCAGTCCATCCTTGATGCCGCGCAGGATAAGGTCGTGTTCAAGGAAATCCTTGTCGCTCCTTCCATTATCTCCTACATCTGCCGTTCCAAAAAGATGAAGCAGATGATTTGGGGTACCGACAAATCCTCAAGGATTGTGCAGTTGAAGGAATTGAACGGCTACATGGAGGAAAACGAATTCCCCGTGTTCAAGACCATTCGCCGTCAAGTGCGCATCCAAAAAGGAAAAGAGCGCATTCCTTACAATCCGTGGAACGCAAAGAACATGGTCTTTGTGCCTGACGGTACCCTCGGACCTGTCAAGAATGCTTGGGCGAACAACGAGCTGAAGCCTGAACCTGGAGTTGCCTATTCCAACTACGGCCGCATCCGCGTGTCGCAGTGGGGTGTGGGTGAGACCCAAGGCAGCAACGGCGTTGAGTTCACGAAGGCTGAATCCCTTGCTTTGCCCGTCATCACGGAAATGAACGGAATCTACACCCTCAAAACCAAGCCGTAAGATGAAGAATTCGGAAGCATTGAAGCGCCTTTGCAACGCCATCGTGAACACCTTTTATCCCGATGACGGCACCATTGAACTCATGTTTTTCAACGAGGGTATCAGCCCGACCGCAGAGGCCATCCCGAAGGATGAAAAAGTCTTTCGGGTGGCCGTCTCCCTTGTGATGGGGTATGTTGAGGGAAGCCGGAACGAAAACGGCGTTTCCACGGCGGTAAGGGAGGATGCAGTCAAGGAAAGCATCAAGTACTGGTGCAACATATACGGCCTTGATGCTGATGATATTTTGAGCGATTACGTCAAGGTTATTGAGGACGGTTCCCATAGATGGTAAGCGTATGAGGCACAACGGAAATTTGGCATATCAAATCCAAGGAAACAA